ATGAGTGTAGCAGAGTGCAAAACAGTGGACGAGCAAAAACAGATCATTCTGATAGCCACGCCGGTAATGAGCCAGGAGCGCTACGCCCAGCTCACCGGGCTCACGGAAGGGCAGGTAAGGGGCCAGATCGAAAAGGGTCACCTGCCGTCACTCAAGATCGGCCGCGTCCGGATGGTGAACATAGCCGCCCTGTCGCAGCGCGCACTGGATCAGGAGGACTGGCAATGACACCGGACGTTCGCAACCAGAAGAAAACCAACATGCGCCTGCGCTTCCAGCAAGCCTGCGAAGCTTGGAGCGTTGGAGACTACGAATTAGCCGCCTACCGCGCCAGCCAGGTCTCCGACATGGCCGCCTCTTATATGGGCATTGACTCCGACCTCTACTGGTATGGCATCCGCCTGAGCATCGCCTGGTGCGAATTCATGCTCCAGGACGACACCCGCGACTTTAACGCCTGGGCAGTAGGGCAGGCCTGCACCGCACTGAGGGCCGCCGCATGAAAAACGATGTCACACATGCTTCACCCCAGTTTCAAAAGCGCCCTGAAGTTGGCATGCCTAAGTCCTGCATTAGTTGTAGTCATTATCAGGTGAAAGGCTACGATCAAGACGATTACTGCCCCTTCAAAGATGCTTTTACCGGCCAAAGCAAACAAAGAACTCAGTTTGGCGTTTGTGGTTTACATCGATCGGAAGTGTTCGCCACTGAAATCTGTAACAGCTATTCAGCTGAGCCATACGTCGTTCCCATTCCCGTTTTCAATCGGCCGTCTTCCCGATCAGGGCTTCAAGAACGACTGAATCTCAGTGAGGCGAGCGCATGAGATACCACCGCCACGACTTAGGCATGAACCGCGCCATCAAAGCCGCCAGTTTTGCCTTCCAGGGCCCGCGCCCGTCCTCTGCACTCACCCCAGCCGCCCTGGAAGGCCTTTTATCCAACCTCCTGCAGCGGCTGAGTCACCTGCAGGAAGTGCGCACCGACTACCCGTGCGACTACATGGCCCGCTGCAAAGCCGGCTTTACCGACGCCCTGATCCAGGAACTGGAAGCCAGCGGCTACCACAGCCCGGCGTTTGATCGCCTCATCCAACTGAGGGACGCCTGGGACTGCGGCCACCTGGACTTACCCAACGTCACGGAGACCCAACCATGACCCACATACCGCCGAGAAAAGACCAGGTAGAAGACAAAGAGCGCCGTTTCTACGTGTGCGCCCCGTCCTCCATCTACCTGCAACTGCAGCAGGAAGCCATCCAGCGCGGCACCGACCTCTGGACCCTCGGAGGTTCCGTCCTGCGCGCCTGGCTAGAGGCCGGCTGCCCGAACTTTGGCAAACAGGCCAAACACCCTGAAAAGCCCTCGAGTCCGCCCCCGTCATCGTCACCACTCGCGCACAAAAAGGGGGGTGCTCAGTGAGCGCTGCAAGGCTGGCGCGCAGCGCCAGGGCCAAAGGCCCCCTGGCCTTGTGGCGGTCAGTGAGTGGCCCACAGTGCGCAAAAGGAGTGGTGAGGATGCCGGGGGAGGACGCCCGCCCCTTGATTCCGAACCATGAGCAAAGGCAGCAAGCGGAGCGCGCAGGGCACACGAGTGACCGAAGGCGACAGGGATCGTCACCCGTAAGGGTGGACACCTTAGTGTCCAGGAGCGCAGCGAGTAGAGCCCGCCCCGAAGGGGTCGCAACCCAGAATCAACACCCCTTTCCCAAGCACCACCCGGAAAGGTTTTAACCCAAACGAAGAAACAGCAACACCCAAACGAAACCAAGAGGACAAACACCATGGAAAACCACCTGAACCTGATGGTCATCGGCGCCACCCGCTACGACATCGACGGCAACAAAGGCGGCTCCCTGTGGGCTTACGCTCCTGCAGAAGCCAACGACGAAAACCGCGTAGGTAACGAAGTGATGAAAATCGCCTGCGACTACAAGCACATCGACCAACTCAGAAACCACGCTGACCGCCTGCCAGCGATGTTCACCGTCAAAGCCCAGATGAAAGCCGGGCAGGGCGGCAAGGTCACCTTCAAGGCCCTGGAGCTGAAGCCCCAGGACGTCACCAAAAAGCCAGCGGCCTGAGACCGTAACCGATGAAAAGAACGTTCACCTTTCTTCGCCAACACTGGGAATCGCTGCTCTTCCTGGCCGGGCTGATGATCTTCGCCTTTTTAGGCGGCATTGCCTACGCCACATACGAGATCGACAGCACCATTGCTGAGTACATCGAAGCCAATGGCTGCCCGGTGAAAGGGGAAGACTGGTGAACCCCGGCCTGATTCTCCTGCTCATGCTGCTCGGCCTGGTGATCCTGGCTAGCGAGAACCACGGGGGTGGACACACCCCCGAAGACCTCGCCGACACCATCACCAACATCGACGCGGCAGACCCGCAAGGGAATCGGTCATGAACGTCATCACCTGTGATGGCCAATGGATACAAGGCGCCCAGGGCATCCAATGCACCGGCACCTTACAAAGCATTCCTTATCAGGACATCGGTGTCCTGTTCCAGGAATACCTGGCACCCGATCCCGGCATCATCGGGCTGGTGTCAGGGGTAGCCCTGGCTCTCTTCGTGACCGGAGTCGGAATCGGAAGAGCCGTTCAAATCATGCGAAAAACCTGAGGTACACAAAATGAACGAAGTCATCGAAATGGAAAAGCAAAACAACGGTAAAACCTGGGCCATGGCCCGCTCCCGCTTCGGCAAACGCGCCGCACAAGTGGGCACCATGGTGGCAGCCTTCGGCACCGCAGCAGTGGTACACGCCGCAGACTACACCTCCGAAATCACCGCCGCCCAAGGCGATGCCACCACCAACACCAGCGCCGCCGCGGCTGCCGTCATCGGCATCGCAGCCCTGGTGATGGGCCTGGGCATCGTTGTGTCCCTGATTCGTCGGTAATGCTGACGAGCATCCTAATAGCCTGTCTCTGGACAGGCTGTTTCGTGTCCGGCTACCGGACTGTGTAAGGGCCGGATTCCGGCCCTTCTACATTGGTGCGCCATGAAACAAAACATCCACACCTGGCTCAGCCTCCTGCTCTTCGGCCTGCTCATCATCGGCCTGGTCGACAAAGCCCACGCTAGTTTCCCCCCGCTTCAAGAGGGTCAAATTGTTCACTGGGTAAAAACAGGCAGCAAGAACTGTACTTCGCAAGGCGGCTGTTCCCCCTCGCCTGCTGAAACCCTCTCAGAGCAGGCTGCTGACTATATCCCCGGTTGTGAAGCCCGTTACCCTGACATGAGCTGCTCTATTCAATCCTACAACAAGGATAAGGAGGTCAGATTTGTTGAAAATGGCATCACCTACTACGTCTGGCGCGGTGGCGCTCGGGTAATTGCTTCTCCATTAGAACCCTGCGCCCAACAAACCCACGAAGGCCTGGAATCGCCCGCTGCAGAATGTGGTAGCTGCCAGGAAGGGTATATACCTGCAGTCGGCAGCTACGACCCCGAAAGCGGTTCATCCGTCACCGCCCCCGCCCAATGCATGAGAAACCGCGAACCGGGCGAGTGCCAGTTAGAAGGCCTGTACGAAGTACAAACCGAACAGGGCGCCTATTGCGTCCCCGAATGCCAGGGCATCGGCGCTGACGGCTACTGCATCGACCAGGTGGAAGAAGACCCCGACCAGCCAGAATGCGGCCCTGACCACCCCGACTTTAAAGGCGTCGCCGGCTACGGTGGTGAAGCCGTCCTCATCTGCGGTGATCCACAAAACAACTGCAAAGCCCTCGGTGATGGCTACACCTGGGGCGTCGTCGAGAAAAACGGCACCACCGTCGAATCCTGCTTCCCCAACGCCTACAACCCGCCGCAATGCTCCGGAACCGACGTTCTCAAACGAGATCAATGGGGCGGCTTCGCCTGCCTGCCGCTCAGAAAACCCGGCGACAACGACCAACCCGGCGGCCCCAACGACCCCAACAACGGCGACAGTGACGGCGACGGCCAGGGCGACATCACCGGCATCACCGGCCAGCTCCAGGACATCAAAAAACTGCTGGGCCGAGGCAACACCAATACCGACAACATCAACGAAACCCTCAAAGGCATCGGCAAACAGATCAAAGACGGCACCAAAGCCATCACCGACGCCATCGGCAACATCCCCGGAGGGGGCGGTGGTGGTGGAGGTAATGGCAGTGGGGATGGGGGTGATGGCGAACAAGAAACCCCCATCAACTGGAGCGGTGAAGCCATCGACCTCAAGATCGGCGACGGCCTGGAAGAACTCAACGCCATCCAGGGCGAATACGAAAACCTCATCGCCAACATCCGCGCCGAAATGGCCTCCTCCTTCGGGTCATTCACCGGCCAGGGCACCTTACAGGATCACACCTTCACCGTCTGGGGCGTGGAAGTGAACGCGGGACTCTCGAAATGGGCCAACGCCCTCTCCATCGTGGGCTCCGTCATCGTCTTCGCCGCCGCCTTCGTTGCCCTGGGCATCATCATGGGAGCCAAAGACTGATGGAATTCATCGCCACCTTCTTCGATTCAATCTGGGCCTTCTTCGAAAGCATCCCCGCCTTCCTGGACGACGCCCTGGTCAAACTCTCCGCCTGGTACGTCATCTGGATAACCAAAGCCAAAATCTACTTTGTCGGGTTCTCCTGGCAGGTCGCTCAGGAAGTGCTTAACCAGCTCAACATCTCCGGCACCATCAACCAGTATTGGGGCGCCATCGACTCCGAAGTGATGGGCGCGGTGACCTTCTTCCGCATCCCCGAAGCCCTGAACATCATCCTCAACGCCCACCTGACCCGCTACGTCATGGGAGTGCTGAAATGACCATCAACATCCACCACGGCCCGCCCGGCTCCTACAAATCCGCCGGCGTCGTCCAGCGCTACGTAATTCCTGCCCTGACCGGTGAAGACAGCGACTATCCCGATGGCCGCTGCGTTGTCACCAACATTCGGGGCCTGGACTCCATCGAACGGGTGGAAGAAGCCTTCGGCGTCACCTGCGGCCCGGAGTCCCGAATCATCAACCTCGAAACCGAAACCCGGGACGCCCTCGAATACGCCGCAAGATGGTTCCACTGGGCCCCGATCGGCGCGTTGATCGTCCTCGACGAAGCCCAAGCCGTGTACCCCGCTGCCCGACGGGACTTCAAGATTGAACACCTGGACTATCCCGGCGGCAAAGAAGCCGCCCAACGCGACAACCGACCGGCGGACGTCCTCTTAGCCTTCGACATGCACCGCCACTACAACTGGGATCTGTTCCTGTGCACCCCGAACATCGGAAAGATCCACAAAGAAATCCGCCAGAGTGCCCAGCAAGCGTTCCGGCACTGGCAAATGGGGCACCTGGTGCCCTGGAAAAAGAACAGCTGGAGGGAACTAGAACATGACCCAGAGAACAGCGGAAAAGCTGCCTCCCATAGCATCGGTGTCCCAAAAGAATACAAGGTCGACCTTCGGGTCTTCCAATGCTACCAGTCGACCAAAACCGGCAAGGCCAAAGGGGTGGTTGGGGGCCATTCAATCCTTAAAGATAAAAAGCTCCGTATGGTCGCTGTCATTATCGTCTGCTCTTTCTCGTATCTCACCTACGCGATGTTCGAAATTGTCGAGCGCGAAACGAACCGCCAGAAAGGCGCTGAAGTGGTGCCTGATACGAGCGTTCCGCCTGATGGTGGCGTTCACCCTGATGGTACTGATGGGGGCAGCCATCCGCCTGGTGGCACGCCTCAGCGTCCTGTAGACCCACCCCGCCGAGAAAACTTGCCGCACCCATTTGCCGATGTAGAACTGCGCATCGCTGGCAGCTTCAACCGCCTGTATTTGTTCCAGGGCAAAGACCCACAAGGCGAATTCGCGCTGACCCAACGGGATCTGGCCAGCTACGGCTACAAAGTCCTCTACATCCGAAACTGCCACGGCCAGCTGTGGTGGGAAGGGGAGCGCGTCCAGGATTTGTATTGCCAACGCCTGCGAGTGCTTCCACCCGACCCCAGGCCAACGATAGAACCGGCGGTCTTCCCGCCCTTAATGACACAAGCCCAGGAACCGGCGCCGGCGGCGCGCTAGCGACGATGCGCGAGGAGCGAGCGCGCCGCCGGCGCCGGGCAGAGACGTCCCTGTAACACGTCTCATAGAAAACAACGCCAGTTGATTTTCCACCACAGACAACCACAGAAGGCCACAGATGAAAATCAAAGACTTTGAACGCATGGACATCCGAACCGGGGAAATCGGAAAAGGGGATCTGTTCGTTGGCCCGGAAGGCCAGCAAGTGAACCTGCAGAACGTCAACGTCCTGTGGACCGGGGTTGATACCGTCCGCCAACTGTTCGAAGGCCGACTGAAACCCGAACCCCTGGCCCAGATCGTGGAGGCCTACAACGAAAGCTATGACGCCACCATCCAATTCAACGGCGTAGACTTCAAAGTCCAGTCCGGAAGACGCGGTGGCTTCAAATACATCCTGCAGAACCGGGAATACGGCCTCACCATCCTGATTCAGAACTTCTACGCCGAAGCCGACGCACAGGGCACACACGTCAAAATCGAAACCTCCCCCCGATGGCTGTACGAGCGTTCCAGCCAGGAAATCCACGACGAACTGGCCGAGTGGGGCATGTTCTTCCTGAAAGGCATCAGACCTGTAGGTATCGCCCTCCACTTAGCGGTCGACTTCCAGGGCTGGGAACCACCCCAGGACTTCGCCCAACACTTCGTGACAAGGGCCAAAACCATCACCGTGCACAACGGCCTCAGTGACCTGGTATTCAAAGGCCTGGACGGCGCAACCATCAACGGACGAGGCGAAACCTACACCTTCGGCAAAGCCAACAGCCTGCAGGTGTGCATCTACGACAAATCCAAAGAAATCGACGTCAGCGACAAGCGCGCCTTCATGGAAAGCATCTGGGAATGCGCAGTCAACGAAGACACCTTCCCCGACACCTGCTACGACCCAGACAAACCCGTCTGGCGTCTGGAAATCCGCTTCCATCACCGCATCGTCAACGAGATCTCCCAGGGCACCAGCGGCATGAAACCCATCTACACCTTCATGGACGCGGTACCGCACCTGACCGGCCTGTGGCAGTACGCTCTCAAATCCAACCGCTACGAGGTCAAACGCGAGTGGTGTCACCCCATCTGGACCAAGCTCCGGGACGATATTGGTTTTGGCTACAGCGCCCCCGATCTGCTCTACAAACGCGCAAAAAAGGAACCCGGTTGCGGCAACGAAAAGAACGTATCCCTCGCCTTCGGCAATCTCCTGAGCATCTATGCACGCAACCGCTTTAACGCCAGACAAGCCTGGGATTGCCTCAAAAAGTCCGGACTCTGGGAAGACTTGTGTAACTACTACCGAAGGCGGGAGATCTATGAAAACGAACTCTTCCAGCTCGTTCAGGACGGACTCACGAAACGACGACTGTTAACCAAGGTGGCGGCATGA